ATCAAAGTTAAAAGAGATACGGGATAATAATATTGTTAATGCTGAATATGAAGTCATCGATACAAACAATAAATTAGAATAAGTAAAATTAAACTTAACCAATTACCGAAAAAAATTATAAACATCTAATTCCTTTCATTTTCTTTGACATTAATTGTTAATTCAATATCTCTTGTTGCCCATTCACCATTAATAGTTTCATGCCATTGTTCAAGTAAAGGGACTAACTTTTTCAAATCAATGCCATCATTACCCTCAAGTTTACACAGCAACTGATTCTTTTTATTTTTTCCATTAGTCCACTTTGTACCAATGTTATTAATTACAAATTTATCTATGTGCATATTGTTTCCTCCTCTATAAGTATTCCATATTTGTCAGATGTTAGACCTTTGTTTACTTGCTCAATATGACAATCTTCACAAAGATAGTCTCCATCATCATTAAACATAGCATCTGCTGTTAATTCTTTGCATTGATCACACTCTTCACATTGACATTCAAAACAAAGGTAACCCTCATATTCATCATTCTCTGCAGGAATTCTATTAACAAAACGCCCACTTCCAAATCGGGTGTCCTCATGACACCCAACACACTTATGTCCTATGTTAATAGTCATGCTGTCTCCTCCTCTAATTTTTCATCATTGTAATATTCTTTTGCAATTCTAAATTCATTTTCAAAATCATACTTGTTATCTAAACTTTCATGATCAAAATAATGATCGCAATAATGCATTACGTCAGTAATAATATCAGCAGGTCTTGAAAATAAAATTTTTTTATTTTTTTTAAAACCAATTAACTTTTTAATTTTATTTGCTCTTTCTTTGTTAGTCATTTTTCTCCTCCCACATAATGAAGTTCTTCTTGGTATATTTCAATGATATCATTTGTGTAATCTGGATTGTTTTCATCTACATCTTTACCAGCCATACAGATATCAACTGCTTCTTCCTTATTTTTTGCTTCAACATTTTTCCAAATGTCTTGCATTTTATAAGTTTGTATTATTGTAAATTTTGGCATATTATTTTCCTTTCTCTATTTCCATCACTATTTTGTAATCCCACTCTTCCTGATCATCATCAAAATAGTAATCCAATTTAAGATTATGCTTTTTCAACATATCATTAATTTCTTCCATAAATAATTCAGCAGTTTCAAATGTGGGTGTATTATACGCCCAAGCTACATAATTTTGTTTACTCATTTTTATTCCTTTCAATTATCTCTTATATCTTCTAATTGTTCTCTAACATCATTAGGCATATCAAAAACTGCTAAAACATATTCAATTCTTGCTCTCATGACAGGTGCATCTTCGTATAATCCATAAAGACATTTGTCATACACTGAATTTTTTTCTGGAATCACAGTTTCATTTAAAACCTCACTTAAATATCCAATATTTAATTTATTCATCTCATACCTAACCTGTAAAAATTATCATTACCTTTAACAAATGTTTTCCTGTCATTAGCTAACCAACCAATGACACCATAATATTGTCTTTGTTCTATGTGTAACCAAATCAAAGTTGGTTTTGGCTTTCTAAAAATTCTAAAAAATTTTCTAATCATTTTTAACCTCACTTTCATTGTGATCATATTGCAAAAAATTATCAATCATATCAGCAAGAATACCAAATTCATCACTAGGATTGAAAGTTGTATCATTCCACATATCAACCTTAGAATTTTTTTTGCATAGACCACTTAATATCTGTAAAAATTCTTTAGCTGTCATATTTTCTTTATTCATCATATCTCTATTCTCCCTCTTCTTTCTTTGTGATACTGACCTCCCTTTTTAAAGCACTTATCGGAACGCTAGTCGGTGTCGGTTTTATACACTTTCACAGTATCACAATAGTTATATAATATTAAATGGGATTTAATGCAAGAATATACTTGTATTATTTTTTATAATGCTTATATGGTGTTTAAGGTTAGTTGCCGACAATGAAAAGTCATAAGAGCAATCCTTTAATTAGGAAATATAAAATCTCTGTCGACAATACAGGCTAACGGCTGTAAAAATGTACCTGTCTCGATGAATTAACATCGTGAGTATAAAATATGCTAACCTTAACTAGAAAGACCAATGAGCAGGTTTTATGTACACTTTCTAGTTTTAACTGTTAATGATAACGTGTCCTAAAGTTCATGAACCCAATTGGATAGACATTAACAAGAAAAAGGGTAGTCGTTAAATCCTTTTCGACTACCCTATTAGGAGTAAATTTATGAAAAAATTTAAACAACCTTATATTAAAGATAATTTTTACACAAGCACCTATTATGGCGCTAGAGGAAAAAGAGAAATTAGGGTGTCTAAAGACCCCTTTGTTCATTTTACAGTAAAATTAAGAAATCATTTGTCTTGTCTTGGTAAATGGCATTTACGAAATAAAATTGATCACAATCAAAATACAGAAATTATGAAAACTGTTAAAAATTTTTATGAAAAAATAAAAGATAAAAATATCAATGATTGGGAAATGGAAGATTTAGCACAAGAACTCACGGACTATTAGACCACACATAATACTTAATAATCATTGATTGCCTCATTCTCTTTTTCTTCAAGGTGGCATAAAATTTTATGTAGTTCAAACATATCTTTTTTATTAAGACCACCAACTGTAGAAAAAATTGGATAACCACTTACTGATCTTGGGTGGTTCACTTGATTGTCAAAATAGGAATAAAAAAATACCCAACTTTTTTTAAAACCACCAAGAGCAATAGGCATAAAAATCAATGGCAAATATTGTTTTTGAGGTACTTGCCATGATGTAAAAACTTTATTAGCTCTAATGTCTAGTGCTAGATCTTTCAATGCTTTCTTTTTCATCTAATTCTTTCTCAAATTGTTCTTTGTCTAATTCTTCAACCATTTGAGCAATATAAAATCGCTCTATGTGATTAGCTAAAACTACTAAATAGGGGTCTTGCGTATCTCGACACTCTTTAATAATTCTTTTAATGTTTTCTTGGCTACTAGCTTTTAATGTAGCCAATAATTCAATTTCATCTTTTCTTATATCGATAAGGTGTTTACCTTTTTGAATTTTAAGTAATTCTTCAATAATTTGTCTTTTTTCTTCAAATGTCATATTTTTCTTCTTTCTCTTATTTATTATATCGTTAACTTTTTTATAAAATTAACATCTTGTTATATATATTATGGGCATATTTTTACTTTTCCCAACAAAAAATATTAAAATAAATAACTTGACATTGTATAAATAGTATGTTTATGGGATATTATATTATTTAATTTAGAATAATATTAAGAAAGGATAAATACTATGACACAATTAAGACAATATCAAATAGATCACTACAGAAATAAAATATATTCTTTAATTAGTCCAATTAGGAAAATTAAAGAAATGGAATTACAATCAAAAAAAGATGAAGTAAGCGAGGTTGTTGCCAAAAAAATAAGATCAGTTTTAAAAATTGATACTTATAAATCATATTTTGAAAGTGTTGACGATCAATTTGATAAGCTAAAACAAGATTATGAAAAGGCACAAAACAAGCTTTATGAGGAAAGGATAGAAAAAACACAAAAACTTGTAGATGTTTTTAAAAAGCAAGGTTGTGAAAGTTATCATTTACCTAGCTCTAGAGAAACTTTTGATAGTGCTAAAATCGAGGAATGTGTAAGGTCAATTGTTAGTGAAATGACAGACGAAAAATGCAAAACTATGAAAGAATTTAAAGAAATTAATAAATTACAACAAATTCAAGATTGCATGAATGACGTTTTATATGAAGAGGGAAGCTCTAAAGATATGTTAAACCGACTAGATGCTATAATGAAAGGCACTTTAGGAATTGGTTTTAAGCGTGAAGAAGCGTTACAATTAACTAAAAAATAATTACATATTTATATTGACTATCTCATATTTATGGGATAGTCTTTTCACATGAAATATAATTTAATACATTTTAGTCACAAGGATTACAAAATTACTAAAGAAAGTAAAAACAAAGAAATAATTGTTAAAGAGTACAAATATCGTAAATGTGCTGAAAAATGGTTAAATAAAATAAAGAAAGGATAAATTATGTTAAAAAATCTACAGGTATTAAAATATTTTGAGGTAAAAATAAAAACCTACGATCAAGATGGTAAAGCTATGAAAAATCTTGCTCAGGACGATATTCAAACTGTTTTAATGAGAGTTGAAGATGAATTAAAGGAAAATGCTAAAGTTGATTTTCAATGTGAAACTGATGAATTTGTAATAGATTTTGAAAAAAATACTGTTACTGAAACAAATTAGAAAGGATAAATTATGAAAAATCAAGAACTGAGTGATATTAGAACTGTAATAGAAATTTTAAATAAAGAAGCTAATATTGTTAGACTATCAATAATTGATAATAAAGATGTTTTAGAAATGCAAAATTTATTAAATATTGAAAGAATTAGTAATGATTTAGAAAGCAAGTTTTTTGAAATTGCTAAAAAAGGTATTTAGCATGAAAAATTGGTTTAAATCTTTGTCAATTGAAGAGTTAAAAACTTGGATAGAAAATTTTTCTAGTCATAAATTGCTAAGGTCTTTTTTAGACAATCAACCTAGCGATCAAGATTTAGAAGAAGCTAAACAAGTATTACAAGACAAAATTGATCTAGCAATTATGCTAGATCAAGAAGATAGAAAATTATTAGAAGATCATGAAATATGGTTAGATATGGTAAATAAGAAAGGATAAATAAAAATGCAAAAAAAGGAATTAGAAATATTAGAAAGCGCTATAAATTGCATAAGCACTTTACAAGATTGTTTATTTAAAGTTAATGAACGATTAGAAAAAATTGAAAGTCAATTAACAAATGATTATTTGAAAATTGAAGAGAATAAGAAAGAATAAAAGCAAAAATTGGAAGCTAAATTTTATCAAGAAATTAAAAAAAACTTGTCCAATGTTTATTTTGAAAGGATAGAAAATAGGATTGGACAAGGAACGCCAGACCTAACAGCCGTTTATAATAAAAAAGAAATTTGGATTGAATTAAAATGTATAAAACTAAATAAAGTTTACTTATCTTCTTTTCAAATTGCATGGCATTATAAAAGATATTTATTAGGAATTCGCACTTTCATTATAGTTAAAAGGATCAAAGACGGGCTTATAAAAGTATATGACAATGAAAAAACGCTAAAATTAGCCAAAAATGGCTTTAATTGTCCGTGTTTCATGGTTCTTGAACCTCGAACCAAGTACCAAGAATTACTTAAATTGTTTGATTAATTTTATAATATGGGATAATGTGGGCTATTAATTAGAAAGGATAAAATTATGGCTAGATCATATCCAATTTGGAATAATGTTGAAGCTTGTATCTATGGCAGTTCAAAAAGTTGGGGTGCTAAAGATACTTGCAACGTAAATGTAAACGTTGGTTCAAGTGCCAAGTTCTCAAATCACTTTGTAAACCACACAACAACAAAAAGAGAAATAGAAAAGGATTTATTTGAATTTAGATTTTACGTTGATAATAAAATAATTAAACGTGCTTTATTCGATAAGAAAAATAAAACTTTTAATTTTTTGGATCGTGAACCGATGACCACGAACCAAGAACCAAACCCACAACAACTAGAATTATTTTAGAAAGGAAAAATAAAAATGCCTCAATATGTTAATTATGAAAATATAAAGAACTGGGAAAAAGTTTGTTATATTAATGATAAATTAAATCCTGTTACTAATTATTTAAGAATGGTTACAATGTCTATTGGCTTACATTCTATCACTGAAGACAATTACAAAGATTTTTATTATAGAATGAAATTTCAACAAACTTTAAGCGAATTTAGAGATTACTTTGAAAAAGAATTTATAATAACTCTTGACCATGTAAAAGATCATATTGGTTTGGAGGTTCAACAATCTCGATCCTGGATGACTCAAGAAACAACCAGGGGTTATGTTTTTAGAATGTGGAAATTGTATAGAGAAAGACTTGAAAACGAAAAGAAATAATATAAGATTAATCCCATATTAATAGAAAGGATAACCATGAACCAACAACCAAAAACAAATTTAGATTTAATAAACGAAGCGCTAAACTTAATTAGCGCTAAATTTAAACAGCATAACGATGCTATTCTAAATTTACAACTAAGAGTTAAAGATTTAAGTTTTGCCGTTACTAACTTACAAAGACAAATAGAAGAATTAAAAAAATAAATTATCTTTTTCCTAGTGCCATGATCCGTGGCACTAGGTACTTAAAACCAAACCAAAAAACAAAATCCCTTTACAATTTACCCCCACCCCCCTAAGCTGCAGCACGCAAAATAATTTACACTGCGCCCCCTGTTTGATACATAGAACACCATGATAAACAAAACGGAAGTCCAGCTTCAAGAAGATTTAATTAAGGAACACTTAAGAAAGTTAAATTTAGCAGAAAAGAGGTTCATACCTTTTGTCAAACATGTTTGGCCAGAATTTATTGAGGGAGAACACCACCGCAAAATAGCAAAAAAATTTGAAGATATTGCCAATGGGAAGATTAAGAGATTAATCGTAAATATGCCACCCCGACACACTAAATCAGAATTTGCCTCCTATTTGTTTCCTGCTTGGATGGTAGGAAAAAATCCAAAATTAAAAATTATTCAAACTACACACACAGGAGAACTAGCAGTAAGGTTTGGTCGTAAAATGAAAAATCTTGTAGATACTAGCGAGTTTGCTCAAGTCTTTGATGAATGTAAAATTGCAGCGGATTCTAAAGCTGCAGGAAGATGGGAAACTAATCAAGGAGGAGAGTATTATGCAGCAGGGATCGGTGGTGCGATAACCGGGCGTGGTGCAGATTTATTAATTATAGATGATCCACATTCCGAGCAAGATGCATTAAGTGAAACGGCTATGGATTCAGCTTACGAGTGGTATACATCAGGTCCTCGACAACGTTTGCAACCTGGTGGTGCTATCGTCATTGTTATGACACGTTGGTCCACGAAAGATTTAACAGGTAACTTGCTTCGTGCACAATCAGAACCAAAAGCTGATCAATGGGAAGTTGTAGAGTTTCCAGCTATCCTGCCAAGTGAAAAACCAGTATGGCCTAACTATTGGAAGTTAGAGGAACTTGAAGCAGTAAAAGCATCTTTGTCCGAATCAAAGTGGCAAGCACAATGGCAACAGAATCCCACATCAGAAGAGGGTAGTATTATCAAAAGAGAATGGTGGCAGGAATGGGAGAAAGAGGACATACCAGAAATGGTTCATGTTATTCAAAGCTATGATACCGCTTTTAGTAGGAAGGAAACAGCAGACTTTTCTGCGATCTCAACATGGGGTGTTTTCTATCCTCCGAACAAGGGGGCACACCTAATTCTTGTTGATGTCAAAAAAGGGAGGTGGGATTTCCCTGAATTAAAAAAAATTGCATTAGAGCAATATAAATACTGGGAACCAGAAACAGT